ATCTTTGCTTTCGAGAATACTGTTGATGATTCTTGGGAGGATTCATTCTCTCATGGCGAGCCTAAATATGAACAGGCAGAAATTAATGATGAAATTGTTGGTAAAGGTTTCACTTACATTCAAGTAAATCCTGACTACTGGTTTGATCATGAAGGCTACAAGAGACACCAAGAACGTATACAGAATGGTTATCGTTTGTTTGGTCGTTACTATAGTTCACTCTGGGACTAAGGAGAATAGCATGTTTAATATTCTTGAAGAAACTAAACAAGAAGCAGTCGCTAAGATGGAAGAAATCTTAAAGGACGCTGACGTAGCAAAAGATAAGATTGAAGAAGCGTTTGAAGCAGCTGTTGCAGTTGTTAAGAAGCAGTTTGGTATGTGATGAAATCAACAATCTCCCAAAATCTGATTATTGTTCCTGAGAATATTGTCATGGATGCATGGAATGCTGTGGACAATGAAGAGGATTCTGGGTTCAAAAAAGTATTAGATGCTTCTGCTGCTTATAAAGATGCAGGCATGACGCCTATCTTTATCTTTGATACAAAGAACGGCGACATCTACTGTTGTGCTAAAGAAACATTTGGTAAGAAACTACATTAGGCTAAAATTTAACGGTGTTCGGCTAAAATTAGCCTTAAAATCCTATGGGGTTATAATATAAATAGGGGTAAGAGTGGCAGTTTCTGTCACATATTTTCTAAAGACTAACTGACCACTTGATTCTTTCTCTCCATGGAGAATAATAATATGAGTACAGTTGCAACTGCTGCAGTAGCAGAAAAAGTAGAAGTAGTAGACTTACGTGGTATGTGGATTGGTTTGGCTACATTAAACGTATTTTATCTTATCGTTCGTATCTACGAACAGGTGTTCGGCTGGAGGGCTGGACTTGATTCCTTCGCTCCTGAATTTCAAACATACTGGATGTCAATTCTTTGGACAGAGGTTCCTCTTGAGTTAGTTTCAGGACTTGCTCTTGCTGGTTATCTTTGGCGAACAAGAGACCGTAACATTGACGCAGTAACTCCTCGTGAGGAAATGCGTAGATTAGTCTGCTTAGTTCAGTGGCTTGTTGTTTACGGCATTGCCATTTATTGGGGTGCATCATTCTTCACTGAACAAGATGGTACTTGGCATATGACTGTTATTCGTGACACTGACTTTACTCCAAGTCACATTATCGAGTTCTATATGTCATATCCTATCTATTCAATCATTGCAGTTGGCGCATTCTTTTATGCTAAGACTCGTATCCCATATTTCGCTCATGGGTACAGCCTTGCATTCTTGATTGTAGCAATTGGACCATTTATGATTATCCCAAATGTTGGACTTAACGAATGGGGTCATACATTCTGGTTCATGGAAGAATTGTTCGTTGCTCCTCTTCATTGGGGCTTCGTGTTCTTCGGCTGGATGGCACTGGGTGTCTTTGGTGTAGTCCTGCAGATCCTTGGAAGAGTTCATGCTCTTCTTGGTAAGGAAGGCGCTGCTCTCCTTACTCGTTAAAAAAGTTTGGGGGAGGGTATTGACTTCTCCCCCATTCAACCTTATATTATTATTAGACGCCGAAAGGGTCACTAAAATCTATCTCGCTGAAAAGGAGAAACATATGACTGATTATCTGTTTGATACTAAAAATATGAATAAGTACCTGGTAGGATTTGATAAAGTTTTTGATACTCTTAATAATGTGAATAGTAACTATGTGAAAGCGGCTCAAGCATGGCCGTTCTATAATATTGTAAAGGTCGATAAGGACAAATACAGAGTAGATCTTGCAGTAGCAGGTTTTGGTAAGAACGAGATTGATATCGAGTTAGCCAATAATACTCTGGTTGTAAAAGGAACAACCCATTCAGAAGAACCCGCTGTTAATCCAGTTGAGTACCTATTCAAAGGTATTTCAGACAGATCATTCACTCGTTCGTTCACGTTAGCGGATCATGTAGAAGTGAAGAATGCAGAGCTCATCAATGGTGTTCTAAGAATTTGGCTTGAACATCTGCTTCCCCCTGAGAAGCAATCTAAAAAGATCAATATCGAATAACGATCGGGGGCTTCATGCCCCCTTTTTCTTGCAAGCTCTTAGGTGCTGAGTATAGTTACCTTTGCTTTGAATAGATCTTCCACAAAGTTCACATTCAAAAACTTCTAATTTTTGTTTATAAGATGGATTATCGCTGATCCATAAATGCGTTCCGTTTTTAGAAGCAACGGTTGATGGATTTTGCTCTGTGCAGAATATATTTTTTCCTTGTTCTATCTGCTTGTATACTGGGTTATCGCATACGAATAAATGTTCTCCAGATTCTATTCTTTTATTTTGAAAATTTGATATTAGTCCTTTAAACTCTTTTGTCTGAGAAAAATGCGTTCCGTTAGCAGATCTTTCTAAATTCATTTTTCTTGTATTTTCAGAAAGAGTCTTTTTTCCTATATCTGATTGAGACCATAAAGACTTTTCCGCCGCTCTTTTCAATCCATTAATTCTTGCTACTTCTGCTCTTTCTTCTGGCGATACTGATATATGACCTGTCACTATCATCGCCCAACAAGCACCAGAGTCTCCTTGTTCTCTATGGATTCTGTAATGCTCTATGGCTGTTAAGACTGTCAGATTAGAAGGATGATTGTTTTCGTGATTGCCGTCGATATGGTGAACGTGATACCCTTTAGGTATCTTTTGGTTATTTGCTTGTTCCCAGATCTTACGATAGTTCTTAGATGTTCGTTTATAAATAGACATGCTGTATCTCCTTGATAGATATAGAGTGGTTGGAGCGTCGGAACTCGTGAACCACATTCTATTTATTAAGGAAATAACATGTTTTGTCCTTTTTGTGGTAAAAAATTTGAAAAAAGACTTGACTTTTATAACCATATGATATATAATGAAGGTTATAACGAGAGCATAACGAATCGTATGTTCGCGTTAGGACTACTTGACGAAGTAGACGTTGAAGAACTAAACAACATGTTGGAGAAAATAAATGGTAAATGAAGACTATCTACCCATTCTGGAGACTATAAGTTCTGGAGGGGTTCAGTGTAAAATGGCAGAAGCCGATAAGGTGGGCAAAAAACTGGTAAAATCTCTGGTCAAAGAGAATGGAGATAACAAAAAAGATTACAAATATGCGCTAATGGAAATAAAGCTGGATGGTAAAAAATATCTTACTAGTCTATGTAAAACTCCTGGCGGCGGATATCTTACCTTAAGATATACCGATCTCGAAACAAAAAAGACTTTTATTCCTAATAAGATTTTCATGAACTGTCATAATTTAGAGACAGGTGAAATTGAACTTTTAGAAATATTTGGGTTCACAAAGGATAAAGTCCCAGAAGACGCTGTGTCTCTCGGAAAAGTAAACATCGGAGAATCGGCATGAAATTTCCTGAACCTCAAAGCCTCGCAGACTTTATGGAGAATCAAGGTAGATTCTCAGTAGAGCCTCTAATCATAAACCAAACCATTGACAACAAGACATGGGTGCATCCATATATCAAAAAGATTATCAACGAAAATAACTTAGATACGTTTGATGGCAGTGATGTATATTTTGGTCAGCTGGTTAGATTTGTCATTGAAGACAATGGTAATACGTTATCCGTTGTTGCAGTTATGCCTAACGAAAAATCATATAACGAAACTATTTCGATCTTTGCTAGAGAAACTGAAGATAAAGAAGACGTCGCGAAATATATTCTCGATTCTCTTCAGACTGCTCTTTTTGAAGATTGCTGGGGTCCAAAGGAACAATTCTACTTTAGTGAGTATGGATACACCGTAAATGAAAATTTCGGGTATGATAGTAAATTGGTATCTTTGACTTTTGACGCTGGTCTTTATAAAGAAGGTAGAACTTGGAAGGTAGATATTAAGTAACTAAATATGGGGAGGACTTGTTCCTCCCCTTTTCACTACGAGGTGTAACATGCAATTTGAGATCACTCCAGACCTATTACGTAAGGTTGCAGGCATTAAGAAAGTAACAGCAGTCATGAAAGGACTCGCTGAATATTTGCCTGACGTACTTGAGAAGTATGAAATTAATACTCTCAAAAGAGTTGCTCATTTCCTTGCACAGATCGGTCACGAATCAGATCATTTTCAGACATTACACGAATATGCATCAGGTGCAGCATACGAGGGTCGTAAGGATCTTGGTAATACTAAAGCTGGCGACGGTAAGAGATATAAAGGACGTGGTGCTATTCAGTTGACTGGCCGTGCAAACTATCGCACATACGGTAAGTTGCTTGATGTAGATTTTGAAAACAATCCAGAGCTCGCTGAACAGCCAAAGTATTCTGCTCTTACAGCTGGTGCATATTGGAATAGTAAGAAACTAAATCAGTTTGCTGATAAAGACGACATTACTACTATTACTAAGCGTATTAATGGTGGTTTAAATGGATTTGCTGCACGTAAGGCAATGTTAGCCAGAGCCAAAGTTGCATTGGCTGTTCAGGCCAAAGATCAGATTGCATCGCTTGAAGAAGAAATCTCTGATAACACAGATATTGCTTGACAATCAACTAAATTCATAGTAATATAATACATTATTCCTGGTGTTGTGAGTCTTTGACCGAACACCGTTTATTTTGGAGGTTTTATGACGAGATTTTATACAGATTTTTGCAAGCGTGGTAATCAAATATTTTTAAGAGGATATGATAAAGGTTTAAGAATATCAGATAAGATTAGTTATCAACCTTACCTTTTCATACCAAAAGATAACGGAAAATATAGAACAATAGATGGTAAGCCTGTAGATAAACTCGAATTTGATTCACTGAATGACGCCAAGGATTTCCTTGAACGATATGAAGGTGTATCAAATATGGAGATCTATGGGCTAACTCATTTTCAGTATCTCTATGTTTTCGATGAGTATAGAGGAGATATTGATTATGATCCAAAGATGGTCAAAGTTGGTATCCTGGATATTGAATGTGCTGCTGATGACGGTTTCCCTGATATTCAGAGAGCTGATAAGCCTCTTACGGCTATCACTATTCGCTGTCGTGGCCGTAATTACGTTTTCGGTTGTGGTGAGTATAGCAGCAGAGACGATAACACTCATTATATCCAGTGCAAAAATGAGCATGAGTTAGTATTACAGTTTCTTGATTGTTGGCAGAAACTCGATCTTGATATTATAACTGGATGGAATATTGAGTTCTTCGATATTCCTTATCTGATCAATCGTATTAAGTTATTATTTAATGAGAAAGAAGCCAAGAAAATATCTCCATGGGGTATTATTCACGAGAAGTCTATTGAGTTTCGTGGTAAGACAAACCAGACATATGAGATATTAGGTCTGGCTTCTCTGGATTATTATCAGCTATATCGTAAGTTCACATTTGGTAACCAAGAATCTTATAAGCTCGATTATATCTGTCAGGTGGAGCTTGGTGAGAAAAAGATTGACTATTCTGAATACGGTAATCTGTTAGAGCTTTATAAGCAAGACTTTCAAAAGTTTATCGAGTATAATATTCACGATACTGTTCTTGTTGATCGTCTTGATGAAAAGATGAAGTTCATCGAGCAGGTTATGGCTATGGCTTATGATGCCAAGGTAAACTATGCTGATACTCTAACAACTGTTCGTCCTTGGGATATTATTATTCATAACTATCTCTTAGAGCGTAACATTGTTATTCCTAAGATCAGACGTCAAGAGATGACAGAGGCTCTTGTTGGTGGTTATGTTAAGGAGCCAAAGATCGGTCTTTCTAAATGGGTAGTTTCTTTTGACTTGAATAGTCTATATCCCCATCTTATTATGCAGTATAATATTTCTCCGGAAACAAGATTTCTCTGGAGACCTAACAATTTCCCTTCAGTCGATGATATGTTGAAAAAAGTCGATCATTTCAAAAATAGTGATTATATGGGGGGTATGGAAGATTGTGCCATTGCTGCTAATGGTGTATTGTATACTAAAGATAAGCAAGGATTTCTTCCTGCTCTTATGGAGATGATGTATAACGATAGAACCAAGTATAAGAAGTTAATGCTTGAAGCTAAACAGCGTTATGAGAATAATAAGAACTCTGAAGATGAAAAACTAATCGCCCGTTATCATAACATGCA